TCGGGATTGGCTACAGCCTCACGCATGAGAGCGTCACGAGCCTGTGTGAATTGTTCACCACCGGCCTCTCCGCCAGCACCACGAAGAGCGGCTGATGCTGTTTTGTTTGCCCACTGTTGCAGGCGCATCTCTTGTCCGTCTTCAGTCAACACCTTTTGTCGGTGCGGTCGCATTGCTTTGATAAGTACCTTCATGTTCACAGCCTCTTCTTTTCATCACGGTGCGCTAAGTTGTATTCCATTGGTTTACCGCAAGTAGCACATGTGGCTCTCCATAAGAAATGAAGAAATCCACAATGTACACAGCGTGTACCCGAACCAATGTTAAGGATGTCTCCTATTTCTTGATTACGGTTGCGCTGAGATTGAGTCACACCTGCAAGTGGGTGGTCTGTGTTGGATACGACCTCACTACCGTATTGATAGTCGGCTTTGCGACCTTGCTTACCAGCACGGTTAATGTCGCTCAAGTCTATGTTTCGGACATCAAACCCCATGCTAACCCCTCAACATCATGCGAGTTGATAGGTCACCATGACGAAAAAATTGCCTAAAACAGGGAAGACCTCAGTATCAATCACCGAACTGGTGCTATTCGCATCAGCAATCGCTTGGATGTCTGCTTGAATAGCCGCTTGAAGGGTACCTGTGGCACTGAACTCCTTTGGGGAGAACGGGCCAAAGACCTTCACGCCAATCTTAGTCAGTGCCGCCACGAGGAATCACCTCATCTCTTTCCAAGAATCCACCAGCGTCCATCGGATGTTGATGTAGTAGCGGTTGCGCTCACTTTACCAACTTCAAACAACACCAAGTTGTTGGTTTCATCAACAGAAACATCAACACCAACCGATTTAAGAGTGATTGATGGCTTGTGGCCACCAAGAACTGCTATTTCAGTGTCATCCAAAAGCGGTTGCTCAGTGCCCCCACCAACGGTAATGCTCGTATCGCTACCGATTGCGGTTAGAACACCAATTTTAAAACCTGTATCAGCAGCGTAAAGCGTCTGTCCGACTGTAAGTGCCGCTCGTGCGGCAACAGTATCTACAGTCATTGCGCCTGTTTCTCCGGGGTTGTACCCCGGCCCGTTGTTAATGAGAACACCAGTTCCAGTCACACTGGTCAAATGTCCACCTGCCGCAAAGACTTCGGTGAGTTGGTCAGTAAAATCGTACTGCGTACCACCATCAGTAAATGTGCCTGTAATCAACACCATGTCGCCAAGAACATGGAGCCTTGAGTCGTCTGTATTTCCGTATGCCATATTTTTTCACCTCATTCTGTGGGATTCAAATGCCCTTCTACAAGAGCGAGAGCGGCGGTTTTCGTAAGATACCCGCTACCCTTGCTAACTCCGTTGTCGGTCAACCACTTAAGGATGTCCTTTCGTGACCAACCTTCATCGGGGATGCCGTCATCGCCACCATCAACGGTGACTCCTTCATCTCCTTCAATGGAGAAATGTTTAGCGGGTAGCGTATGTCGCCATTCGTTTAACCACTCTTGCGTGACCTCTACTGTATCACCACGAATCCAAGAGGTAGGCGTATCACGCCTACGCCTCTCAAAGAAGGGGCCAGTGTAAGTCACATTGGGCATTCAATCACACTCAGTTAAGCATCATTACGGTTACCGTTCCAGCACCGCCAGCCTCGCCGTGAAGGACGATTGCTGGAAGGAGCGCACCAGTCTTTGCGGCAGGTGCGGCACCAGTGTTGGTGAAAGTTGCAGATAGAGTCTTGTCGGCCACTGCGAAAGTAGTACCGAGCACACCGATAATCTTTGATGCACCTGCGGTAATAACCAGCACTTGCTCATTGGCATCCGCCAAGGTAAAACCAATGGTCACCATTCGCATACTGCCCACTGCGTTCCCGTCAGTGTTTTGAGCGGTGAAACCAGTAAGGGTGCCGGGGTATGAACCACCAGCGTTACCGTCCAACCAACCCGTTTCATCAACAGGGGTACCAGTTCGCATATCCAAGTCCAAAAGAACTGATACAGTTCCAGTGGAGAAATCACCATCGTCAAATGAAATCGTCAAGCCTTTTTGTGTCTTCGTTTCTGTCGTCATAATTTACACATCCATGTTTTTTTGTTTTCAACCCTCACTTGAGGTCACGGATTGAGCCGTGTCCACCGAAGAAAGTCGTCCATAGTTCTCCCATGGTGCGGTACATTCCTTCTTGTCCGAGGCGGTTGATAGCGAATGGGTCGCCAGTTTCAATACCGCTCTCAAAGTATTGGGTTGGAATTGCAGTGCTGAAGTACAAGTAATCCGTGTCAAGGAAGTACATACGGCTCAAAGTGTCCGTTTGAATGTCCTTGGATGGGATGATTGGGACACCGTTGTAGGTGGCCACAATGAAACCTGCTTCAATACCGGGAACACCTTTCACACCGTTGTAGGTAGGGGTGACACGCTTCTCTTCCATAAACCGCTGTTGGCTTTGGAGGAGTTGTTGTAGGCGCATCAAGGTGTCGTATCCAGTAAGAATAACCTTGGGGTTTCCACCACGAGTCCAAATCTTTTGGAACAGGTCATCCAACTGGTCAAGGGACAAGTTGCGGTCAGTACCACTGTTTTCATTGTGCTCAGCGAGCGACCACGAGTTTGCACTGCGGTCAATGGAGTACATGTCTTCAGTTGAACCTGCGGAAGCACCAACGGTCACACGGTCAAGGGATTCAAAGTCGTTCCCTGCAACGGTGGCTTTGTCGGTCGTAAGCATCTTGTTCACATGCTCAGCGTGGTGCTTACCCATTTCTTCCTTGAGAATTGCACGAATGTCGCCCAATCCATCGTCCTTGTCGGACAGGAACATTGCGGTTTCGCTCATGTCAAAGGTGTGAACCACAGTCTTTGGCTTGGCGGCAATGTGCTGGAAGGTTGGTTTGGTGGTGTCGGGGAGCGTAGCGTTTTCTGCAACACCGCCGCCAACCGTGAAGGAAGGACGCTCGGTGATGACTCGCCAACCACTGCGTTCCCAAGGTCGCTTGGGAAGGATGGAGAAGGCGTTGAACTCTTGGTTCAACTGGCTCCAAACCTTGCGTCCATAGATGGCTTGGTAAGTACCAGCCGTGGTGGACAGCATTGGAGCGTCAGCCTTGAGCAACTCGCTACCGGAGTAGGAGTATCCCATTGCGTTGCCTGCGCCGTAGTAGTATCGTTCCATGTCAGTAATGTTTCGGATGTAGTCTCTTGCCATATCATTTCACCTCATTTATTTGTGTGTTCATTCCCCTCGCAGGGTGCGATGTGCAAGGGCGTGAACTTCGTCCCACCCCATGTTCGCCATGTCTTGCGTTGAGGGAATGTCAATGGATGCAACCGACTTTTGAATGGTCGTGCCTGTTCCTGCACCGATGTTGTCAATGCGCTCGGAAAGAGCCTCAATGGACTTCACGATTTCCGTAAGTGGTGCTCGTGCGTCAAAGGCGGCTTTATCAGCCTCGGATTTAGCAACTTCCATCTCGTTGTTGAAGCGAGCGGCAAAGTTGCCTTCAAGGTTGTTTCGGAAGTCTTGTTCCAAAGCGGCGGCTTTGTAAACTTCGTAAGCGGCTTCAAGGTCTGCATCACTCACATTTTCGGAGTTGAGGTAGCCCTTGGACAATGAGGCTGGCCCCATTGCTCCGGCAGGAGTTTTACCACCGGAAGCGGTGATAGCGTTGATTGCACCAGTGGAGGGAGAACCGTTCTCCTGTCCTCGGCCACGGACTTGACCACCGAAGTAGTCAGCACCGTCAACAGCGTCGGGGTTGTCAAAGCCACCAAGTTGGGCTTTCTCAAGTTGGTCAAAGTGGAGGCGAGCACCATCAGTGTCAACGCCAGCCGACTTGAGGGTGTTTTCCATCCAAGAAAGGTATTCGGAGGAAATAACATCGGAGTATTCTCCTTTGTCCATGTACATCTTGTCATCGTCTTTCTTTTCGTCTTTCATTTCGTCACCTTCTTCTTTTTCGGGCTTTTTTTCTTCATCACTACCCTTACCCTTCATGTGTTCACGGAGTTGAGGAGGTAGTTCTCCCTTTTCCATGGCATCCAGTCGGCTTTCAAGTCGTGACATAATTTCTGTCAAATCACTGTTTTCGTTTGTCATAGTGTTGTCCTCCTTCAAAATGCGGAACTGTGCTTCGGGGTTGATACCCTTTTCACAAATCGTCACCTCATGCAACTCCATTTTTGAAATCTCTTGGTAGTCGCCTTTTTCCATGTCGGACTTTCGCACTCGCTTGAATGCTTGCCCTCCAATAGAAAATCCACGAAGGTTGCCCTTGCGGATTTCAGCGGCTACTTCACGAGCCTTCTCTATATCGTTGCGGAGTTTAACAACAACGAACAGCCCTGTGTCATCCGTTTCGGATTTCCACATGCGTCCGTTGGAATCAATGTACGAGTCAATGACTTCGCCAACTTGAATGTTGGAGTGAGCCAACTGTACATTGCGGTACTTTTCACCCTTCATGAAGCCATCAAAGGCATCCTTTAGGGCGGAGCGAGTAATGAGGTCGCCTTGCTTATCTACAAGTTCAACTGATGCGTAGCCAGCAACAACCAAATCGTTACCACTCTTGAGGAGAGTGATACCGTCAGTAGGTCGTTGAATGCTCAGCATTGAACTTCCGACTCCCTGTTATGGTATAAGAATGGTTCGTCAAGTCCGAGACACCAACGGCTGGTCATTGTCGTAGTCTATAGAGAGTCTTTCACCCTCGTCAGTTTCTACTTGAATGTGATTCAGTCGCTCGGTTTTCTTCTCTTTCTTTTCATCAGTAATTTTTTTCTCACCGTCAAAATCCGGTAAGGTTGACTCGTGACGAAGTTGGGTTGGGCCACGGGGCGATTCCTGCGGTGTACCAACATCAATACCCAGTCCCTTTGGCCCAGTCCATGTCATGCGCTCTTTGCTGATTTTATCCAAGGCTCGTACAATAACTTCCAATGCTTTCTTTGTTTGATTGGGTTTGAGAAGGCGATTTTCATCATCTTCTTCAAGAATACCCACGCTTTGCTCTTCAGTTCGTTTATCGCTCGGCTTCTTCGGCATTACATCACTTTCAGTTTGTTTACTGAGTAATCCTTTTACCATTAGTGGAGCAACCGACGACCAAAACGGCATAAGACTTTCAGCCAGCACCACAGGGTAATCGGTCTTGGTCAAATCACCCATCGTGCTTTTTGGTGAATGCACACACCACACATCGCCTATTTCTTCCATGTTGTACACTACTGTGTCAACTCCCTTCAACACGATTTGAATCTGTGAGTCCGAGATTTCAATATCGTGAGGAATAAGAATTGGTGCGAATGCTTTGGTCATGAGGTCAAGAGATTCTGTGCTGGCCGCACCCTCTCCTTCACCCTCCCCTTCCAACTCCTTGACTTGTACATTGTACACAGGGCGGTTTTTGCGGTTTTTCTTGGAAATACCCGTGATGGATGCACGAACAATGTCGCCAACCTTGAACACCATACGCTGGTTATGAGCCGTACCCACATCCATGTAATGTTCACCATCATGCTCCACAGCCCTGTTTCCAAGCCCCTCAATCTCAAGGATAGGGCCAGCACCCAACTGATAGGTGTACGGGCCTTTGCCACGACGGTCAAGGATGATGAAGTTGAAGTCTCGGCTGTCACGGTAAACAATCCACTTTGGATGTCGTCGCTCTCCACGCATGTAGGTGGATTTGTTGTCTCGCAACAAAATGTTGTCGTGGTCGTCTTTGAGGTTCTTTACAGCGTCGGCCAGTCCCTCATCGTCTGTCATACGAGTATCGTGTGGGCCGGGTACAATCACAGGCTCTTGACTGTCAAACTGTGAGCGTAGAATTTTCAACCGCTCAAACAACTGCATTTCACCCACATTGGTATCGTCGTAATTGATAATGTCAATGATGTTCAACTCTTCTTCACCAAGAATAGCGTCCAGCGTATAGTTCTTGTCGTTCATTTTTTCAAGAGCCTCTTTCGTGGCTTTGCGTAGCCCCTTCTTACGACCGTTTTCATCATACGCCGTAATCTCGTCATCACTGCGTACAATGATAATTCGCTTCCCATCATACCACTTACTTACAACCCACGAGCCGCTGAAACCACGAAGGTGTTCAAGGTCGGCCAAATCAAAAATGCGGTGCATAGGGCGAACAGCAGGACTCCATTTCGCATCGTCGCTCTTGCTCAACAACACATCCGGGTCAAGTAGAGAGGTGATGAGTTCGGTCATCTCACTTGCCGCTACCGTAGTTGGAATCTCGCTTGCTGTTTCTGCTGTCTCCATGTTCATGCTTTGGTGAGGATTGTCGGGGTACTGAGGTGGTGGTGCATTTGCATAGACTTGTTGCGCTACTTCTTTTCCGTGAATCATAGCGGTCAAATCCTCCGGCACAGAATGATACAACCCTGTGCCTACATTTGAACCGATGTGAATTGTACCGTCGTCGCCAAACTCAGCACCAAGTGTAGGTGTTGCTTCATACCCATGGTGCCACGCACCGCTGTCAAAGTTATCCGTCAACCCTGCGTGTGCGGGCGAAGGAATACCCAGTGGATACTGAGACATGCCTGCTGTTTCAGGAATTTCCAAGTCGGGTGTGAAGACACCTTCCTCTTCTTCAAGTACACGAGGGTCAAAGTGAATAATCGTGTCAAGGTGATTCTTGGTGTCGTTTGTTTTACGGGATTTTGATTGACTACCAAAGCCCTTTGCACCGTGAATATCACCTTTGACGGCACCAATACCAGCGGCTTTCATTGAGTCTTTGAATTGCTGTGGGTTAAGTTTCATACCCATGGCTCGTGGAATACCGTGAGAAAGATGTCCACCCCATGCTTTTATGTCAGTTTGTTGTGCAAAGTGGTTAATGGCTTGATGATACCCGTTTTCTCGTGCGTGGCGATAGAACGCCTCATGGTCGTCCAACTCCTCTTCGGGCTTGTTCATCATCTCTTCGTCGGTGAAATGATTGAGGTCAAGCCCGTCAATGTTCGGGATTTTACCACTGAGAAGAATGTTCTTAATTGTAGAAACTTGTAACGGCGCACCTCTTTCACCCACCATATCAATGAGTTCTTGGGCTTTCACTTTTGCAACAGGAGTTCGTTGGATTCCAAGTTTGTCCAACAGTTTGTCAGCATTTTCATCACCCTCAACCATTATACCGTCTGTGGACAAATGATTAGCGATAGTAGCGTGGAATGGATTTTGTGCCGCAGGGTCGGTGTCTCGTACAGAAGCCTGTAATCCATAATTGGTTGAAGAAACACCGTGTACACTGTGAGGAACAGACACAATGTA